CCTTTGAGCACCAGACCCTCTACCAGTTCCTCGTGGACTGGAACCGGGTCAGTGATCCAGCGGTGAGCACTCCAAGCAAGCAGCCCATTCTCGCCTGCTGGCACTGCATGTGTCACGGATTTTGTCCAAGCATCTGTCCCCGATTTTTCCTCTGTAAACGCCCCCTTTGAGGACACGTCTTGACGGCATAAAGCCTCCCATTCTGTCCTGACTCGTGTCTCACGCCAAGCAGGCTTCATGTGGGCGCTTACCCACCCAGACAACGCCTCAAAGGCTGCTTCCTTCTCCATGTCCCCGCGTCTTACACAGTGAATGTAATGGCCGGCCACACGGTTGAACTCTCCGAAGCGTGTCACGACCTCGCCCCCGGCATGGACATCTCGTGTCATATCCACGGGCTCAAAGTCCTCGCCGGCGTTGGTAGTGCTTTCCCCAAAGAGTCCCCGAATCACGTTTCCCGTGTCCCCAAGGGACATCACTGTTCTAACAGCCCACGGCGCTGGGTTCACTTCCTTTACCTTGTCGGCAAAGTCCGTGTGCAGACAGTCTCCCGTGATTTTTTCACGCCACTCAACTTTACACGGCTTCGCCGTCCCGCCCTTGCCGTGTACTGTACCCGCAAGCCGTACCGGCTGGTGAGAGCGCCCAAACGGATTGCTCTTCACCCCGCGCCCCAACATGAGATCCCCACCGGCCTTCTCAGCTATCTCGTGCCGCAGGTTGATGACGCCTTCGATGTCAGCAGTCGGTTCGATTTTCCACCAAGCATGGCGCTTTGGGGTGCCGGCCTCAGTCGTACCTCCAGACTCGACTACCAAGTCCGGCACCCCGATGTTCTCAGCCACCCACGCAATCCGCTCGTCGGTATTCCCGGCATCAAAATCCGCGACCACCGTGGTAAACTGCGAGACGTTGACAGCAGTCGCCTTTGGCGCCTTAAGGACACACGGCACAATAAAAGAGGCCACGGCATGCTGTCCCCACCGGCGGCAGTGTTCCACCGCTGCATTCACCCAGTTCACTTCAGTCGCTGGCTCAAAGAAGAACTCTTCTCGGAACGTCCCCTCCTGTGCTGTCCCCTTCTCTCCGATGCCTCGGAGACACACATACGCTCCCGGCTGAAAGTCCAATTTGCCGAAGATAAAAGACAAGTGTTCCCTGACCTGACTCTCATCGAAGTGAGCCAGGCTTTCTGTTTTAGCTGTCATCATTTTTTGTAGTTAAAGAACTGCCTTGCGTGAACCGAGTCTGCTTTCTTCTCGCCCTTGCTCCAGCACCGCTTTGCGAAGTCACAGAAACGGCAGCGCCAGTCAGTCTCCTCGGTCGAGCAGCGCGTCAACTGCTCTGGGTGTTGGCTTTGAACGACTCGGAGCGCCTTGTCACTGACCTCTTGCGCCGTCCTCATGTCCGGCTCGCCCAGCTCTACGAACACTTCACCGGTATCACGGTTCATTGCCGTAAACAGGTATCCTTGCAAATCCAGATATGCAATGTAGGTCTGCATCTGGGCGTAGTACACCGGCTTGGACTTAGCGACACCTTTGTCCTTGGTGTCGTTCCAGCTCTTGTTGTTGAGAGCCTTGTTCTCCCAGACAAGCGGCACCTTGGTGATACCTGGGCCGGCATGTACGATGCCGTCGCAGTGCCCACCTAGCTTCCCGTCGCAGACGGAGAATCCTATTTGGCCTCCACCGGGCTTGTCGGTTTGCAGCTCGTAGCCCGCCATTCGCATGTACTGGGCCATCCGGCTTTCGCCGTCGTGTCCCATGTCGAATACTCGGTACAACTGGGGGCTGAACTGGGGCTTGGACATGTCATCCCGTGGGGTGGCATGATACTCATATCCAAGCGCACGTTCGCAGTGATGTCCCCAGCGGGACGCCCCCAGATAAGTTCGTCGATCTTCTCGTGAGCGTGCGATTGCGAGTGCATTTGAGATAGCGGCTTCTATTTCCTCGTTATGGTACTGCTTTGGTGGTTCAAACATATCATTCTCCCTCCTTTTCGCCATCCTCCCGCACGCACGTCGGGCAAAACCACTCCGCAAACATGTCCTGAAGCAGGATGTCTCGGCACACCGAGCATTCGTACTCTGGTTCGGCAAATAAGGGGTCTTCGTCCCCTGGGAATCCCATTGGCATATTATAGTCGTGTGATAAAAGCTTCGAGCGCGAGCACCTCCTTGGCAAGCTGATCTATTTTTCTCTCGGCTTCAAGCAGCATCAAGTTTGCTGCGACGACATCTTCTGATTTGCTTAGGTTCATTGTATTAGGTTTGCTTCTCTGGCAAGGCGCAATGCTATGCCCATGCCGCTTTCTTTATCGGGAAGTTGAGATTGTGGCTTTAGCTCTATTTTGTAGCTGAGTCCAAGTTTTTTTGCTTTCTGTTGTGCCTGCACTAAATGACTTCTGACCGCTTCTACTGAGCAATCAAACAGCTCGGCCATCTGTCGGCATGTCATGCCGGTCGCGTGCAGCCAGAAGGCCAGTGCCTGCCGCTCGCTAGGAAGTGTCATTTTGTCAGCTTGGTGCGGATTTTTCCTTCGTTAAACTTCCACGTCAGTAGACACGACGCCCGGTAACGGGACATGTTAAACATGTTGGCTCCATTCTGGAGCATCTCAATCTGCTTCTGGGTCGGCGGCAGGTTCAGCCAAGACCGAGTCTTCCGGCACAGACTAGTGTCCCCGTTAGCCCGCAGGAAATCGTCGGCGCTCGAGATCGCTAGGATCTTATCGTCTGACACGTCTAGTTTCTGAAGACGCTGTCCCTCAACAGCCCCCACTGCCCAGAAGCAACCGCCAAAAGAGATCACTGCCGCCCATGCTTGCATCCCGTTAGCTACCAGCACAAGGCCGTCAAACAGACCTTCCCACTGGAAGGGAGAGGCGTCGATAAGCTCCACCTCGGTCATGCGGAACTCCTCAAGGACTCCCTTACTGACCTTGTCTTCGTAGCCACAGATGGGGCAGATCATGGTCGAGATCGGCAGGCTGATCCCGCAGCCCTTGCACTTCTTGGACGGCGCCTCGCCGGGCTCAGCGTCCTTGGCCTTGGTGGCAAGCCGCACCTCGGCCTCAAGATTGCCGTGAGTCACCAGGCTGTAGCCAAAATCCATGATAAGACAATCCGATTTTGTCTGTTCGGGATATCTTTCTGGGTCCAATTTCCGCAAGCCGCGCCCTACCATCTGAAGCATGACACTCTTGCTCGAGCATGGCCGAACCAGCACCACACAGGACACCGGCTGACAGTCCCAGCCCTCGGTGAGGACGGCCACGTTTAGTATCACCTGATACCGGCCCTCATCAAATCCCTTGAGTGTGGCCGCTCGATCTGCGCCAGCCATCTCTCCGTGGACAACAACGGCAGCGATACCGGCCTCCACAAACGCCTCGCACAAATGCTCAGCGTGAGCCACGGTAGCGGTGAACACTACGGTCTGCCTCTTGCCGGCCTGCGCCTTCCATTCTTTAACGATCCGGTCGTTGAGCGGACTCTTGTCCATGACCTCGGCCACCTCATCCATGTCGAAGTCGGACATTTTTGGTATCCGGTCCAGTTCGGCTTTCAGGCCCAAGTCCATGACGATTCCTCTGGGCCGCACCAGAAAGCCGCCCTGAACCAGTTCCCCAAGCTGGATGATGTCAGCTACTGTTGGGAAGACCGATATCAGTGCTTTCCGGTCTGATCGTTGCGGCGTAGCCGTCAGCCCCAAGATGTGGCCCTCTGGGTTGCGCTCACGAAACTCCTCGATGATCCGCAAATAAGAAGCAGCAGCCACGTGGTGTGCCTCATCGACTACCAACAGGTCGAGATCCTGCGGCATGGTTGCAAGATTACGCTCCTTAACCAGCGTCTGCACCATCCCAAAGGTGGCGTGCTGTCCCCAGGTCTTGCGGTCAGCCGTGAAGAGATCGCTCCGCTTCTTGGGATTGACCGCCGTGTAGGTCTTGCGGTTCTGGTTGACAAGCTCGTCTCGGTGCTGGAGAATCAGCGTCCGCTTGTACCGTGATGCGGCAGCGGACAGCATTACCGTTTTACCTGCTCCAGTTGGCGCTACACCGAGAGCGGCGCCGTATTGATCGAGCGCCTGATGGCACTTCTCTACAAATAGTTTTTGTCGTGGTCTGAGAATCATAAAAAACCGCAACTACTGTTTCACAAGGTACAAATGAACGAACCTTCCTGCAGGATCTCCCTGCATAGCATGGTAGCTGCGTATACCACCCACTGGTACGAGGGTGATGTTTACCGAAAGCAGGCTCTGCTGGCTAGTTCGTTTTTGTATTGAACCAGCAAAGCCTGCGATTTATTCACATTACTTCATCCAGGGCGGCTTGACTGCACCAACAGTCTGCGCTGGCTTTGCGATCGCCGGCGCCGGTGTGGACGGCGTCGGTCCACCAACAGACTCAACGCCATCACGAGCCAACAGGTACGACTTGTACCCGTTGCTCTTGGGATTCGGACTGGTCCATTCCTTAACCTCGTTCTTGTCAGCGCGGCCATCCTTGCCTTTCTGGATTCCAATCACGATGTGCACCGGCTTGGCAGACATCGCTAGCGCCACTTCGTTGATCGACGCCTCGTTAAACACGTTGTACGTCTCTGGGTTCGACGGGTTAAACACGCCGATAGACTCCATGATGCGAGTGATGGTGCCTACGGCCATCTCTTTCGCCTTCTGGGAAGTCTTATCGTCCCATGGGTCGCAGATGATCGAGAACACACGGCGACGGTCGAACTTGCCACCATCGATGATAAGTTCCAGATCAAGATACCGGCCACCGGTAGACTGGGAATGTTTAATATCGCGGACTGCGATAACGACTTTGGCGATTGTCCCGGCAGGAATCAGTTCGATTGAGCTGCTGCCGGTGTTTGATGTTTCAGGTGAAAAGAATGACATATTATTCAGGTTTTGTGGGTAGGGTAGTTTGGAGATTGTCGATACGTTTACCAGCGCGAATCTTCGCGATGATCTTGGCAAGGTTAGGCTCCTCAATCATCTCAAGGCAGCCGGACCGGTCTTTGGCAGGGAAGCCAAATGGATTCTGTTCATGGCACACAAAGGCCCGGTACAAGCTCCCATCCTCGGCTTTAAGGTTCGAGAGCGTCAGCACCTCGTCAAAGACTCCCGGCAGTTCCCTGCCGGTCTTGCTGCCTTCGATCTGTGGCTCCCAGAAGACTCGCTTCAGCTCGTCCTCGTCACGGTTCAAGATACCCACCATCACCACGCTCTTGGTGGCATGCTGGAGATGGGTGATCCAACGCATCATCTCACGGCCCAGTAACCCGTAGGCTCCGCGCATATCAGGTTTGCCGGTGCGCTCACTCATGGCCTCGGGCTGCACCTGGCTCCACTTGAAGCACTCGCGTGCTGCCACAGTTATGGAATCCACGAACACGGTTTCATACTGGTCGAGCTCCTTGGGATCA